TAGTTGATCATGCTTGGATTAATGCTAGTGGCCTTGGTCAATATCAAGAGCAACACACCCACCCAAACTCGACAATCAGTGCCATTTATTATTTAAAGGCGCCACAGGGTTCTGCTGGCACAATTTTTAAAAATCCGTATCAAAAGCATACCACATTACCTATTCGTAAAAACCGTGATATTACTTTTCAGGAAATGAGATATACGGCTGAAGTTGGAAAGCTTATTCTTTTCGAATCATTTGTTCCACATCTAACGGAGCAACAAAAGATTGATGCTGAACGTATGACATTTGCTGCTAACTTCACGGTAAAATGATGATATATAACACTATAAAGCCGGTCTAGCTCAGCTGGTAGAGCGCCTGATTTGTAATCAGGATGTCGGGGGTTCGAGTCCCTCGACCGGCACCATATAAAGGAATTTACATGGACGATATTTTCGATTTCGGTTTTACAGCAGTCGATGAAGAGGAACTGTCGTCTGTACAAGAAACAGTTGCTATGGCAAACGATGCAGAGCAGCTTGCCCTTAGTACTCAAGAGCGGTTAGATAAGCTTTATAACGCTATTATACCACTTTTAAATAATCTAAAAAAGAATCCGGAGAAGGACTATATTCTGTGGCCAAACAGACTCACGAAGGTGGAGGAGTTTGAGACACACCTCCAAAAAATTTATTCAGGAGGATAGAATATGTTTTCAGCAATGGTACTAGCCTGTGTATTAAACCCGGATGGGACAACAGACAGGATGAACTGCCGGGGATTTGTTTCTCCCTACGTATGGAAAGATTTGGAACAGTGCATGGAAGCACTAGCAGTTGGGATCGATGAAGTAGATCGGCAAGGCTGGGCCATTAAAGATTATGAATGTTATAATTGGCAAGAGAAAAAAGGCACTTCGTTATAATTATGTTTACACAGCAGCAAATTGAAGATATAGTAGACTTATTGGTAACGCTGAACGACAATACAAAGATCTATCTTGGTTGTGACTCTGTTCGGTACTTTAAGAAAAATGATGCATATGCTCGATTTGCTACTGTGTTAATCGTACATAAGAACGGTAAGGAAGGCTGTAAGATCTTCTCGAGCGTGTCGTACGAGCGCGACTACGACTTACGTCAAGATCGACCAAAGATGCGTATGATTAACGAAGCACGTAAGGTGTGCGAGCTTTATACACAAGTGGCACCGTTCATTGACGAGTTCGATATTGAGATCCACCTTGACGTAAATACTGATCCAAAATTTGGTTCTAATTGTGCTGCAAACGAAGCTGCAGGGTATATACTAGGTATGACTGGTATCGAGCCAAAGCTAAAGCCACATGGGTTTGCCGCTAGCTACGGTGCCGATGGTGTAGCACACGGGAGAGCAGCATGACGGAGCCAAAAAAGGTTAGTTGGTTTACCAAAATATTCGAAGACTACTATATTGTAGATATTATTCAAGGTGGTGAAACAAAGGTTTTCCATCTAAAAGAAATTAAGAAAATTAACAACACACTGCTAAAAGGTACTGACTTAGACGGTAATAAGATTGAGTACTGCACTAACAATCCTTTTGACTACCATGTGAAGAAGTTATACTAATGAGTATGTGTGGTGAAATGGAAAACCTGGAGCATGAAATCCAGCAAAAAGAAACCGAGCTAATGTTTTTAAAAAGCAGGCTTGAAACACTTCGTCGTATCGTAGAAGAGCAAAATCAGCCTTCATTATTGGATATGCACATTGACCCAGATAAACGGAATTGGGAGTATGATGGCGATGGCCGAAGAATACCAAGAGAGATACCATGAATGGATTTTAAGGAAATTGAAAGAAGAAAGAGAACATAATGAAGCTTAAAGCCCCTATATTTTTGGCAACACCTCGATCGCGTTCAACAGCACTTCTTACTTTATCAGCGCCTTATCTGGAAGCTGTACAGGGATTGCACGTGCTAGGTCATCAGACAGAATTCTTTAAAGAATATTCACATCGATATTTTACACGAGACGTGCATATGATGCGCGACAATCGTATGGAATACTTTCCGTTGAATAGGGAAAATTCTCCTATTTCGCATCACTTTGTATATCCCCCGATCTATGCTGATAAACTACAGCGTGATGGTCATAAGATCCAAGTGCTAGCTCATGAGAAAAAATCTAATCGTGAGTACTTGATTAAAATTATGACTAGCGACATTCGCATCGATTGGGATAAAGACTATAACTGGGATAAGTCGATCGTAGACTTTTTTAACGACAGGAAGTTTGTTATCACCAGACGTAAAGACATTAAAGGTCTAGCCTTTAGTCTTTTGGTGTCTGTACATACTGATCTATGGCATAAACGTCAAGCAAACGAAAATCGCTATAAAGCTTTGGAAGAAAATCCTATTACCATCAATCCCGAACTCTGCACTGTGATTATCCCAGATCTAAAAGGTGCAGCTATGATGGACAAGTTTGAAGAGTATATCCAACGTTCAGGATATGAACATCATACTTTTTACTATGAAGATTTAACCACTCTACAAGATATGAAAGAAGCGTTAAACCAAGTATTCGATGGTAACGTATGGCAAGACTTCCTTTCGGACGCATACGTAGAGCAAGTAATGCCACAGAATCTTCAACTTGATTATAAAAAAATCATCAAAAATTATGATCAGATCGAAAAGATTGTTGAGCAAGCCATAGAAAATATTTTCGGATAAAGGAAAACAAATGCCACTTATTACAGGTTGGGTCCTTACAGATACTACTGGTAAACAATGGACCTTCGAAGAATTTGCATACGCTGGTGGACTAGAAAGCCAAAAAGAATACCTATCAGTTATGCTTTCACAAAACACTTTGAGCCTACAAGAAGCTGAACAAATTATTACTGAAGGCTCTTGGGAAATGCTGGTTTTTGAGCAACCAGAATAATTTTAAATAAAATCAAAATAGGGGGTTTACAGCCCCTATTTTTTTATGGTAGACTAGGTATATCAACAAGGAGATACCTCATGCTACTACGTGATTCTGTTCAAGACGCCTTCACCGTTAAACATGTACTTGAAAGCTTGATCCGTCGTTCTAAGAACTTCGAAAAAGATCGCGAATCCATTATCATGGAATTGGAAATGCTCGTTGGCGATGTGGATTATTCCATTGAGCATATGGAACAAAAAATGATGGAGAATGTGTAATGAGCTTCTTTATCTTTATCGGAATCTTCTTTATTGCTCTTGTAATTGCTACACTTATCATGGAGAATGTGTAATGGCTATCATACCCGTTAATGGGCCCGAACTTCCTAAGCATGGTTCACCTCAAGATCGTGGTAGCGCTGATCGCTACTACGGTCGACCCGCTGACCCCCATTGGTGGCCAGAAGGGACCGGTAAAGGTGTTCGTATCGAAATGGCTGATATGACGCCTGAGCAAATCGCTGAGTATGACTATGGATATGACAACGAAGAAGATCGGAAGGATTGGGGATAAGTGAACCATACGTTAATCTTTAATGTTACCGGTGAGTCGTCGGTTTGGCAAAGAAACCATGGCGCATATCGTATTGCGCATTGGTTAAGATTAAATAACTGGGATGCCGAAGTAATAGATTACGCTTTACTTTGGTCATTCGAAGATCTTGTAAATTTAGCTAAAAGTAGAATTACCAAAAATACTAAATTTATAGGATTTTCGTTTTTATTCGATAAATTTTCAGACTCAGTCGATCTATTTAAATTTACTGTATGGTTAAATAACTATTATCCGGATATTGTTTTAATATCTGGATCAAGCATGTATCCTGAAACGAATAGTCCGGTGGACTATCATATTAATGGATACGGTGAAGTAGCTCTTATAAAATTACTTGAATATCTTTTTTCCAATGGTACGGAGTTACGTACTATTAACTATCATGGTATAAAGGTTATTGATGCCTTTATGTATCCTGCATATCCAATGGAAGATTACTCGGTATATTACGAAGATCGAGATTTTCTCCAGCCGTGGGAGTTTTTATCATTAGAAACTTCCAGAGGATGCATTTTCAAATGTACATTCTGTAACCATCCACTATTAGGCGTTAAAGAAGATTATACAACATCAGCCAAAAGCTTTGAAAGAGAAATAAAGGAAAATTGGAATCGGTGGGGCATTAAAAATTATATGTCAACCGAAGAAACTTTTAATGATCGACAGGATAAAATTAAAAAGCTAGGTAATGTGATTAAGGATCTTAACTTCGATCCTTGGATTACCGGGTATATCCGTCTTGATCTTTTAATATCCCGCCCTGATGAAAAGCAACTTTTGGAAGATATGAATTTTTACGGTCAATACTATGGTGTTGAAACATTCCATCCTAAAACGGCTAAAGCTTTTAAGAAAGGCATGGACCCTAATAGAATCAAAGAAGGTCTACTTGAAACCAAAGAATACTACGAAAAATCTGGGAAATACAGAGGAACCGTATCTTTAATTCTAGGCGGACCACACGAGCCAGTAGATTCGATGTATCGTACTTTAGATTGGTTAACCGAAAACTGGAACGATCATGCTGTAATGCCATATCCTATGAACATTCCTAAAGGACAGTTTACGAGACCGAGCGAACTTAGCAAAAACTATGAAAAGTATGGTTATAAATCTATGGACTTTTCATACTTTAAAGAAAAATACCCCAACGAAACTTACGCCTTAGATAAAATTGAAAATAGTAAATTCGAGTCTATCTTATGGGAAAACGAACATTTGGATATAGTACAAGCCATTAATATTCATAGGCATTATAATGACGTGATTGAGGAAAAAAAGTTTAAGGTACAAAATCTTGCAATGTCTAGATTTACCGGTGCCACCGGTTCAAACAATCCTCCTATAGAGCATAACCTTAGCTTGACCGTAAAAGAATCTCTTATAGAAACTACTGACGGTAAAAGACAAAAATGGCAGGAAGAGTATATTAATCGAAAAATAAATTGGGGTAGCAATGTTTACTAACGAGTTTGACTACGATGCCACAGTCACCACACTTCTTGACGATACTAATGAGTGTGATGATGTAGAGGTAACTATCGATGATGCTGGCGTGTTCATACGCCAGTACAATGAGATAACTGACAAGTATGATTTAATCGTTATGTCGCATCGTCAGTTCCAAGAGTTCTTGATTGCTATGCGTACAACCGAAGGTGCATACAAAACTTCTTTTGAAAAAAAAAATAAAAAAAAGTGACCTAGGGGGGTTTACATTTGGTGTTGGATACATTATATCTTATATGTAACCAAGGAGGATCACATGATCACTATCTACCAAATCAACACCCAAATCGGTCAAAACGCAATCGACGCTAAGCGCAAGTTGATGTTCGGTTCGGAAGACTTTAACCCGGATATGCTCCAGTACTTCGTACCGGTGGCAAAGGTCCACACCAACGATTTGGAAGAAGCTTTCGAAGCTACCAACATCCAAACCGATACGGTGATCGAACACTTTGGTAAAATGCACTTCACATCGGTTGGCGATATCTTTTCCAAAAATGGCCGGTTCTACATGGTCGATAACTTTGGCTTTAAAGAGCTTTTCTTGTTCGACGATGAGATTGAAGAAATCGGTATGGCAGCATAAAAGGGGGTTTACATCCCCCTTTTCTTGTGACATGATGCACTTATAAATTATGGAGATTTACATGAAAATCGCAACCACTCAATCCGACCGCTTGGCTCTGATCAAAGAAATCGCTGAGCGTAAGAAGAATATGGCTAAGATCCGTAAACAATCGGCTACCGTATTCCGCAAAGCACCCAAAGCCAAACGTGGCTTTATGGATGCACCCGGTGAAGATACTTCCAAGAATCCGAACTACTACACCGACGCATCCAAGTACGCTAACCAGTACTATGGTGAAACCTTCCGTGAAACTACTCGCTTCGACAATGATTGGGACTAATATGACATACGATCGTAACTTTATGATGCAGGAACTGCAACAGCGTGACTGCCGTGTAATCTTTAAGAAAACTAATGGCGAAGAGCGTGACATGGTGTGCACGCTTCGTGAAGATGCTATTCCTGCAGCTTCGAAGACGGATCCACTTTCGCAGAAGAAAGTGCGTTCGATCAACGAAGAGGTTGTTCCTGTGTGGGACGTAAACAAACAAGCATGGCGTTCGTTCCGTGTAGATAGCGTGATTTCATTCTCATGAATTGGTTCACGTATATGAAATACATGCTTATCCTCAAATGGAACAGTTTGTTCCGTAAGAAAGAGGATAAGCCTGGACCAGTTTATATCTACGAGCAAGATGTGGATAACGATAAATAACTAAAACAGTAAGGAGACGCGGATGTACATCGACCCAATCACTCTAAACTGGATCTTGATCGGCGCTGCATCGGTTTGTGCTGGCATGATCGGCTACTACTTCGGTCGAAAGTCCGACGAAGTTGTTATCGCTAATACTATCACCTATCTTGCACAAGAAGGCTTCGTCAGATCATTTCATAACTCTGAAGGCGAGCTCGAGCTTATCAAATTGAATGAAAAGCTTCCTACCGAGGAAGAATAGGGGTTTACACCTGTTCCTAACTGTGGTACAATGCTTTTACATTATGGAGATATATCATGGTAGCACGTAAAACCATGCGGCGTAAAAAAGCCGCACCCCTTCCTCGTAAACCACGTACTGGTATCGCAGCTGCGCCTACCAAGTCGTTTCACGCATTCCAAGACTACTTCCGATTGGACCTTGATCGTAAGGACGTTGCTATCGTCCTAAAGACATACATCCGCGACAACTTTAGTGGCGAAGAGCGTAAGCTTCTGCTCTCTGCTCCCGAGTACATGTACACGTCACATTATGGTCCAGCTGCTGGCATCCAGTGGAAGAATCTTGGTATGAAGTGGCCAGACAAGTATGATGGCGATAAAGCAGCTCGTATGTACATCGAGAACGTGCGTGAGGCTGCTCTAAAAAAGCTTGAAGACCAAGACGATAGTAATACACCAACCAAGCCTGTACGGTCGCCTATGGACATCGTAAAGGAGCGTACGTCTGACTTTATTGCCGAAGTCGAAGACGTGCTCGATGATTTCCATAAGGGTGTGTATCAGGACATCGAAGAATATTCGGTGTACAACGAGATGATCAAAGCTGATCTGAACTCGTTCTCGGCGAAGCACGTCATGGACTACTATATCCCACTAAAGCAAGAGCTTGAAGAGCTGATCAACGATAAGACCGAAGATCTTGTCGAAGGTTACAGCCACATGTCTGTGCCACAGCGTAAGCGTTACCTCAAGCTGGTTCAATTGATTGTTGATGATGCAGAACGTTATGTGCTGTCGAAGAAGGCAAAGCGTGCACCTTCGAAGCCGAAGGTCAAGACTGCAGACAAGCAAGTCACCAAGCTGAACTACGCAAAAGAATCCCCTGAGCACAAGCTTACATCGATTAATCCAACATCGATTGTTGGTGCAACACGGGTGTATACATTCCACGTAAAAGAGCGTATAATCACAGAGTACGTCACACAGTCGCCTAAGGGCTTCGAAGTTCGTGGTAGTACAATATATGGAATCGATCCCGAGCGCTCGCGTGCGATCCGTCTACGTAAGCCTGAAGAGCAGCTAAGCACCTTCCTTACTAAGACACCAGCAGCGATCAACAAGTTCTGGGATACATTGACAACCAAGACTATCACTGGCGTGAATGGTCGTATCAACAAGGACACTATCTTGTTAAGGGCACTAGATAAATGAGTGATAAATTTTTAACGAAATCGGAATTCTCGAAGCTTGTCGAGAAGAACGTACTGGATAAAAAAATGAGCTATATGGAAGCGGTGCTTATGATCTGTGAAGATCATGGCATCGATCCAGAAGACGTACGTAAGTTCGTCTCTGCTCCTATCCAGGAGAAGATCGAAGGTGAAGCCATGCGCTTAAATTTAATCCCACGGAGCAATGAACTTTTCTTCGATTGATGCATATATAAGATGTACGTCAGTACAAATATATGTTAAAATACTTCAGTCTATACAACGCAATATAAGGAACATACAATGTCATTTGCAAATCTAAAGCGCAACCGTAACTCCATCGATAAACTCGTAGCTGCAGCAGAAGCTACCGGAGGCGGTGAAAAATCCAACTACAAAGATGAACGCATGTGGAAGCCAACAGTCGATAAGGCTGGTAATGGTTACGCAGTCGTGCGCTTCCTACCAGCAGCAGAAGGTCAAGATCTTCCGTGGGTACGCTACTGGGATCATGGATTTAAGGGACCTACAGGTAAATGGTATATCGAACGTTCGCTTACATCGATTGGTCAAGAAGATCCAGTTGGTAAGCTGAACAGCAAACTTTGGAATATGTCCGATGATGATAAGTCACCGACTCGTAAGCAAGCACGTGATCAGAAGCGTCGTCTGCATCACGTAGCAAACGTACTGGTTGTGTCTGATCCGGCCAATCCTGATAACGAAGGCAAAGTCTTCATGTATCAGTTTGGTAAAAAGATCTTTGATAAGATCATGGATGCAATGCAGCCGCAGTACGCTGACGAGACTCCTATGAATCCATTCGACTTCTGGGAAGGTGCTAACTTCAAGATTAAGATTCGTAAAGTCGATGGTTGGGTCAACTACGATAAGTCGGAGTTCGATTCGCCAACTGAACTGTTCGAT